TCAGATCGCGGTGACCAGGTCGTACTTGCGGTTGTTGACGTTGCCGAAGTTCAAGACCGCGGCGCGCAGGTCACCCAGGATCACCGGGGAGTTGGTGGGTCCCCAGGTGGCAGTGCCGACGACGCCGAGGATGTTGGTGGGCAGCCCGTTGATGACGAGCGGCGGCTGCATGATCTGGACGTAGACGTCCGGAATGACGAGAGCAGCGGTGTTGATGCTGCCTTGCTGGACAACTGGCATGTGTTGGCCTCCAGAAAACGAAAAGCCCGCTCAGTGGCGGGCTATGGGATGGATTCGAAGGGGCTCAGGACGCCGACGCGCCGGCATCGGCCGGTGGCTGCTTGGCCTTCTTCACGAAATGGGATGACCACTCGCTCTCGAGCAGCTCATTCACTTTGGAGGCCTCGGAGATGATCTGCCCCTTCTCGTAGGACAGACATGCCTCGACCACGACGAGTTCATACCCGCCAGCCGCGTCTGCCGCCGCCGGGATGTTTTGCGCTTGCTCCATGTTGGAGACTCCTTACAGGTTGACTTGGACGGTGCCGATCTGCGCCTGGTTGCTGTTCTGGCCGGCGACGTTTATCTGCTCGGTCAGGATCTGGGTGCCAGTGGTTGTCTGGGTGGTCGCGTATTCGACCGTGTAGAGCAGGTCGCGACGGTACAGCCTGTCTTTTTGCTTGCTGTCGTCGATCATCGAGCCCTTGTAGATCAGGCGCGCTTGAGTCTGGTCGGTCAGCGTCAGGAACTGCGTGGCCGCCAGTGCAACGTCCAGCATGCCAGCGACCGCATCGCGGTGGTCAGGCGTGTCGGTCCAGATGCTGAGCTGGAACAGGCGCTCTTGGCGCTTGAGCTCGCGAATCAACGTGCCGTTGATGCCCACCCGCGCCGCGGCAATGCGTGCGCTATTGGGCAGGGTGATCACTGCGCCGGTATTGGTCGTTCCAGGGATGCCAACTGCAATCGCCGAGGCCAGCGCGGTCGCGATCGATGTCAGCGTGTCGCTGGTCTGCACCGCATACAGGAAGCTCTGGCCGTTCGCGATCACTGCCGCGTTCTGCGGGTTGTTGGCGCCGGGCACGGTGCCGCCGACGGTGATGGTCTGCCCGGCGATGGTCAGCGTGATCGTCGGGGTGTTGGTCGACAGTTGCTTCCAGTCCCGGCTGTAGCGTGTGGTGTTGCGCTCTTCAGGGCGCACGAACACCGTCAGGTGCGTGGTCGCAGGGGTGGCGCGCAGGTCGGTGTCAATGTCCTGCGGGTTTGGCCATCCCTGATAAATCTTGATCGGCATGCCGGGCGCGGAGGGCTGCCCGGTGCCGTTGGGGTAGAGGGTCTGCGCCGCCAGGGCGACGAGCGCTGCGCCCACGTCTGAGATGTCTGCCATCAGCTATGCACCTCTTGAGCGTTGATCCGCCAGCCCAGGTCGGTCAGCTCGGCGCCCTCGACCACGTAGCGGCGGCCGAGATCGTCGGTCGCGATGTCGCCGGCCATGACCGTGATGGGCACAGAGGGCGGCAGCAGGATGCGCCAGCCCGAGTTTTTGGCACCTTGCGGCAGGTTCAGAGAAACCTGGGATCGGGAGCCGAACAGGATGGAAGCTGGCCACAAAGCACCGGTGGCGCCGAGAACGTCAGTGTCATGGGCCGCGACGCTGCCGCCATAGCCCAGAGCGCCCACGCCGCTCTGTGCCTGTTGGCGGGTGAGCTTCAGGGACCGATTGCACTCCACCACGATCACCGGCAGCAGGAACTGCTTGCCAGCGATGAAGTAGGTGCCCGACGTGTTGACCAGGTAGTCGCCAGCCTGAGTGGTGGCGTCGTTGATCAACGCGAACCAGGTCGGGTCGCCGTACTCGTTGGGCTTCTTGAAGCCGTACTCGGGCGATGAATCGAGCGCGGCCTTCAGCGTGCCCACCAGGTTGCCAAGCGGCGCGCCGGCAGAAAGCGGGCGGTAAAGGCTGAAGCTCAGCCCGATCACGTTGGCCGCTTTGGCGTAACCGGAGTAGATCTTCGCCTGCAGGGTCTGGCCGTCCATGTCACACCACCAGCGTCAGGCCACCAATGCCCAGGCCAGGGCCCGGCTGGATGCCCAGGAAGTTGCAGAGTTCGCGACGGGTGCCGTCAAACAGCGCCTTGCGATCGCGGTACTCGTTCTTGTTGTGGCGCCACACCGCCGCCTGCTCGGTGTCGAGGTTGCTGCGGGTGCCGGTCGAGCCGATGATGTCGGACTCTAGTGTGCCAAGGTTGGCGAGGTACGTCGTGCGCACCACCGCCTCCTCGGCACTGGAGAGCGTGTTGAGCTTGTATTCCAGCACGCCGTATTGGGTCGAGAAGCGGTAGCCCGACGCCGGTAGCGGCTGGCCGCCGCCGAACGCGCCGTAGCCGCAAAAGCGCCGGACGTCCGTCTTTTCAGCATCGGTGAATGCCATCGCTTACTCCGAAATGTCGATGTGCTCGGCGCCTACGCCGGTCAGGTATTCGATGTCGGCCGCATCGGTGATCTCGGCACCGGGCGCCCAGCTGCGAAGCTGCCCGTCGTCGTCGTAGACGGCGTAGGGACAGGTGAGCTTGATCTTGGTCGGCACCGGTGCGCCGTCAGGCTCCTTGGTGACCGCTGCCTTTTGTTTCGTTGCCATGTCAGGCTCCTTGGTGACCGCTGGCCCGAGGCCGAAGCCCCGGGCTATGCGTTATCAGACGTGCTCGATCACCACGGCGCGCTTGAGGTACTGAGCCCCAGCGGTCGGGATGATGTTGCTGTTCGCGGTCGCGTCGGTCGGGGCAACGAAGCCACCGATCCAGCTCCACGACTGGGCGATGATCTGTTGCAGACGGTCGATCGGACCGCGGACGATCTGGCACACATCGTCGATCATCTGGATCTCGTTGTTTCCGTCCGCCAGCTCCTTGGCCTTTTCGGTCATGCCAGCGAAGTCACCTTCGACCAGAGCGCCAGGCATCACCAGGATCGGACGGCGAACCGTCAGGGCCGAGTTGCTCGGGTGGGTCTGGGTCAGCGCTTCGGTGGTGGGGATGAAGTTCACACCCATCAGGTTGAACACCTTGCCCTGGCGCGCTTCCGGCGAACCGTATTGGCCCTGGTACATCAACTTGAAGTCCTGGTCAGCGAAGAGCTGACGCTGGGACACGTTGTCGAAGTACATGTTCAGGTCGCCCATGTAGCCGGTGTTGTTGCGCAGGTTGGCAACAGCGTCTTCGATGACGCCCAGGGTCAGCACGTCGGTGCTGGCCAGTGCGGCGGTCGTGGTGGTTGCAGCCAGAGCGGAGCCACCCTTCCACTTGCCGTTCGGGCGGATCAGCACCGGGCAGTTGGCGTGGCTGACGATGTTGCCAGCGGTGCCGTCGGCCACGGTTACGTTGCCGGAGAACGTCAGCGTACCGGAGTAGCCGCCCGGGGTGGTAGACACGTTGGAACCGTCGCGGGCGGTGCCGGTCAGGGTGTAAACGTTGCTACCGATCAGCACCGAGGCGGTGTAGGTGCCGGAAACCGACACGAATTTGCCAGCGTTGGCGCCGGTACCGAGCACGGTTTCGAAGCCGCGAACGTCGTCGACGTTGATGGTTGCAGCCGGTGCGCCGAGGGTGGTACGCACGCGGGTGTTACCGCCCAGGTAGCCAGCGAACAGCGCATTGCGGGCGATCCGGTCGAGCGACTGGCGTGCCTGCACACCGTTGGTGAACGCGTTGAGCAGGAACTGGTTGGCGATGCCGACCTGGCTGGTCACGACGTTCAGGTCGATCGAGTCGCCGTACTGGTCGATGCCGAGCGTGTACTGCTCAATGGTCTGAGACGACGGCGTCATGCCGTTGTCCAAGTTCGTGTTGCCGCTGGGGGTCAGCGGCGTGGTGACAGGCGCCTTCAGGCCGGCGCGGGTCTTGGTGATGGTTTCGCCGACGTTGATGGCGACGGTTTCGCGATCAGCGATGGCTCGGTAACCAATAGCGGACTGGAGACCGGTCTGGAACTCGCGCTCCAGGAAACCTTGTTGGATGGCGTTCTGCAACGACGCCGGCATGTTTTGGATGGGCATGGTGCCTCCTACTCAGGGGTTGAAACGAGTCCCCTGGGCGTCAAGCCCCGATGGGTTGGCGCACATGCGCCTGGGTTGTTGGAAAGGGTTGCCATCCAGGGCCATCGGGCCCAGGAGGCAGGTGGGGTTACTTGAATTTGGCTCGCTCGGCAGCGTATTCAGCAGGCGTCATCTCGGTCGCCTTCTTGGCGGTCGGAGGCTTGGGATTCGGCGGCGTGCCGGGGTTGGAGCTGTTCTGCGTGCTGCCGAATAGGTAGGGCTTGGACTTTTTCAGCTCTTCCATGAGCGTGTCCGCACCTTCGACTTCGCCGGCGTCATTGAGCTTGACGTTCGACAGGTCGGCCAGCTTCAGGCCGTCCAGATCGACCATACCGGCCTTGAGGGCTGCTGCCTTCAGTTCGGCACGGATCACGCGCTGGTCTGCGGCGGTTTGCGCTGCTGTTTTTGCGGCCTCCGCATCAGAGGCGGCCTTTTCGGCTGCGGTCTTGTGGGTGTCTCGTTCCTGTTCGAGCTGCTGAGCCTTGAGTCGCCAGCCCTTGTTTTCCTCGCGCAACTCGCGGACGTATTCGCGGCTGAAGTGCTCGCGGTTGTCGTCTGGGTTCGGATTCGGATTAGGGGTCGGATTGGGGTTCGGGTTAGGTGTCGGGTCAGACATCAGTCATGCTCCAGGAACGAAAAAGCCCGCATCTGCGGGCCGGTTGATGAAATCGGGGAGGGTGGCTCAGTAGTCGTACATCGCCACGCACAGCATGCAGTTGGTCGGCACGCCGGTAATGAGCTGCAAGGAGACGCGGATCTTCTTGCCGATCGGGAAAAGCTGCATCAGCACGGCACCGTTGGCCGCGTTGCTGCTGGAGCCGCCGGTCTGCACCGCGTTGGCGGTCTTGATCGGCAGAACCGGGGCAATCGTCGGGCCTGCGTCCTGGCAGGTGACCGTCAGCACGTCAGCGTTCGACGTGTCGGTGCGCTTTTGCACGACGATCGTGCGCACCCAGTCGGGCACGTCGATGTCGGCGTAGACCGTGTCGTTGGCCACCAGGCCTGCCTGGGCCTTGACGTTGTAGTGCTTCTCGTAGCGGTTCGCCAGCTGGGGTTTGATCACCTCCAGCACGACGGCGTTCGCCACCTGGTTGAGGTCGTAGGTTGCCATGGTCAGTCGTCAGATTGGGACAGCGGCTGCTGCCGGGGCTTCGGGGTGTCCTGGGGACCAGGCGGGGGCGGTTCGGCCTTGATCTTGCGCAGCTCGTCCGAGGGATCGGCTATGTCGTAGCTGCCAGCGATCGTGGCCACGGCTGTCTCCTGAGAGATCAGCGCCTTGTCGCGAAGCTCGCCGAGGGTTTGAGACTCGGTCTGCTTGTCGGCGTAGGTCGGCGCGTACCAGTTCGGCCAGCGCAGAGACAGCGGCTCTTTCGAGCTCAGTTCGCCGAGCGGCGTTCCGTCCTTCTTGACCAGCTTGAACTTGGACGAGGCCTTTACGGCCATCCGCAGCAGTTCGAGCAAGCCGCCCTCGCCGTAGGAGACACGCAGCTTGTCCGCCAGCCAGATCAACGACTGGTTCATCAGCTCCATGGCCCGTCCTGACTGTGCAGCTGAGAGCTTGTCAGCGTTGGATCGGTTGCCGTGGGCGGTTTCCAGTGCCAGTTCGCGCAGGGCGCGCACGTAGTTGATGACCGCTTCGGAGGCCGTGCCGCTGATTTCCAGCATCTTGGCGTCGCCATCGGCACCGACGACGATCGCATTGCCGCCTCCCTTGACCATCTTGCCGTCGTTGTCGACTGCCGGCTCCTTGATGAGGAGCGTGGGGTCGCTGGCGTACTTGAGGCCACGACCACCCTGCGACAGCTGGTAGTCGATCTCAATCTGGGTGTCGATCGCTTCGGTAGGGAAGGTGCACTCGCCATCGATGTCGTCACCGCCTGGAAGGTTCTTCGCCCACACCACCGGGACAAAGCCGAGCATGTGGCGCGTCGTCTTGTCGTTGTCCACCGCTGGCGGCTCATCGTCGGCATCACCGTCGCCGGTGCCGACCTTCCAAGGCATGTACCAGGTCTCAGCCGAATCGTCCCAGTCGCGCATGAACCAGAAGTCAGCAGCGAGCTCGTCTTTGTCGATCGTGTAGCCCTGGGCCTTCAGGACTGAGCCCTTGACCTTGTACTGCTCGACGACCTTCTGGAGGGTGTCGGGGGCGTCCGGGCGCCATACCGGCGTCAGATACTGGGTGTTCTTGACCTCGAAGAAGATCCGATTCGACAGCACGCGCATGAAGATCGCGACACTGCCCACGCTGCCGGTAGTGGCCGCGTCGATCATGATCTGGTTGAGCTTCGTTTCCTTGATCAGGTCTGCCAGCGCATCGCGTGTCGCCTCGTCCTTGCACTCAACCGTGGGGAAGTGCCCCTCTGAGAACAGCAGAGACACCGAGTCATCGACGACGATGCGGCACAGGCCGTAGCGCACCGAGGGACGGCGATCGCGCAGCGGGATGTACTCGCCGATGCCGTCTTTGCGCTCCTGGTTGAAGTCGTACTCCATATGGTCGTACAACTTCCCACGCAAGACCCGGGTCAGCACATCGATGTCGAACTGCCGCTCAGGGAAGTCCTTGTCGCGCTGGATTTTGGATTTGATGGTCTTGAACATGGTCTGTCGAAAAGGGATTGGCAGCGCCCGCGCCCACGTAAAGAGGGGCCGCAGCCCCCAGAAACCGTAGCCTCGTCCTCGTCGCTGCCTGCAGCGGTTACATCGCCACCCACTGCTGGGCTATCGCCTTACCGGTTGAAGATGTTGAGCTGAGTCCTGTGCGCCGAGGTCGGCTTCACGATGGGCCAGCGGAAATGAATCAAGTAGCCCAGTGCGTCCGGGCCGTGGTCCTTGCCGTCGCTCTTGTCCGGCTCGCCGTTCGGGTCGTAGATCTGCTGCTCCAGGCATTCGGTGATGGTCGGAGCCAATGCCGTGTTGATCAGCAGCCTGCGCTCGCCTGCCGCATTGCAGATCAGGCCGTTGACCGCCATCACCCGCTCCTTGACGAACGGGTTCTTGCTTGGCACGTGCACGGTGAAGCCGGCGCGCTTGAGCAGCAGGATGTCGCTCTCGGTGGCGTTGACCGTCTTGTTGCTCTGTCCGCTGGCGTCGGGGTAGATGTTGATCCGGTGGCCCGGGAACTTCTCCTTGATCGTCTCGATGACGTGCGGCGTGTCGCGCATCTTGGTCAACTCGCCCAGGATCTTGGGCGCACCGAACCGGATCACACCCACCGCTGCCGTGCAGTTGTAGACGTTGAAGTCCAGGCCGATATGCAGCTCCTCACCTTCGACGATCACCTCGGGGGTGTGGTTCTTCGCCCGATCGAAATCAGGGTAGACCGCGCCCGACGTCAAGTTGACGAACTGGCCCTCCAGGTAGGCCGCGATCAGCTGCGACGGATACGAGCGCTTGAGCGACTCGATGTACCCGGCGGGCAGGTTGCGGGAGTTGCTGTAGGTGCTCGCCCGGATCAGGCGGTAGCCTTCCTCGGGGTTCTTGGCCCAGCGGTCGTAGACGAAGCGAAAGCCTTCCGGCGTCGTGGCCACGCCGACCGTGTTGAGCGATCCGTCCGGCTTCTTCTGCCGGTTACGTGCGATGACCTGGCGCCACGCGTACTCTGCGTCGGCCTGCTTGAGGGTGTCCAGCTCGTCGACGATGCTGTCAGCCACTTCGTAGCCAACGATGCGCGCTGGGTTGTCCAGCGTGCGGAAGATGATCTTGCCCTTGCCGTTGATCGACAGGACGTGATCTGACTGGTTGAGCCGGTACTTGACCTTGGCATTGCCCAGCGTCTCTTCGAAGCGGGGGTAGCCAATCATGCGCACCAGGTCGTAGGTGGGCAGGTAGTAGGCGATGTTCTGCTTGGGGTAAGCGAACTTCAGGCGCAGGGCGCGCATGATCGCCGCCTGGGTCTTGCCAGAGCCGAAGCCGGCCACCATGGCCGGGAACTGATCGTGCGAGTTGATGAATTCCGTCTGAGGTACGCTGGCCCGGCTCTTGAGTCGGACCTTAGTCGTCATACGGAACCACCTCGAATCCTGTCACGTCCTGATCGCCGTCGTCTCCGCCGCCTTCCTTGATCTTGGCGTCGATCAGTTGCATCTGCTTGCGATGCATCTCCAGCTTGCGAATCTCGGCGACGGCCTGCAGGATGAGGTCAGCGTATTGCGGCGCCTTGACCTTGATCTCGCTCTTGTCGAAGCGGCCAATCTCGGGATGCGTGTCGTGCTTCTGTGCGACCTCCAGGGCTGCATCGATCAGCTCGGCGACATCGCTACTGCCCGACAGCCGCACCAGGCGGTGAAGCTTGATGCGCATGAGCCGGATTTCATCGTCGATGGATCCGATCTCGACTCGCTCCCACAAGACCCGTTCCTCGGGCTGCAGAGCGTCGGCATAAAAGCCGTGTTTCGTTGCGTTTTGGTTTTGGGCTGGTGCACCTGTACTTGAGCCGCCATGCATCCGGCATCTGCCGTTTGCCATCGCGTGGCCTTTGCAGGGCTCGCCCGAGCGTGTCTTCGCCCCGCACGTTTTGGCCATCAGGGCCTCCTTGCATGGGGTTGTTTCCCGGAAACCCGGGAGGGCGACAGGTTAGGGCGCCGGCGTGAAGTCCACGTAGAACTTCTGACCCGGTTCGAACTTACCCAGTAGATCGGGGTTGTTCACGGTCATCGTGCACTCAGCCTGGGGAGTGAAACGCGCGAAGGTGTTGTCCTCGTCGGAACCATCCGCGGGATAGGAGCCGTTCTTGTACACAGCACCGAACTTCAGCACTTCGCTGTTCTCGTGCTTGGTGACGCTGATGATCTTGAACTTGGCACGCATGGCGGTGGACATGGAAACCTCACAGGCAACAAAAAAGCCGCCTGGATCGCTCCGGCGGCTTGATGATTTGGTTGTGGACACAGGTCGTGCCCGACACTAGCAAAAATGTACCACAACTGAGTCAGCGTGCGTGCAAATTTGTAAGGTTCAATCGGCATCCACCAGCAGGCAGCGCTCGAACATGGGGCGAAGGCGCTCAATGCCACGCGATTCAAGCGAGCGGGCAGCGCGGCGGATGGCCTGCTGATCACGCGTCACGGTTGACTGGGAAAGCTTGAATTCATCAGCGATACGCCGGGTCGAGATTCCATCGCGCTGCTTCGGGGTGCAGAAGATCCCCCATGCCATCGCCAGAGTTGCGCTCTCATGCTGGGTCGCGAGCAAGGGGGCGACATAGTCGCGCACCGCACGCACCCCTTTGGCCTTCTCGACCTGGTGGGCATACCGGGCATGGATTACCGCCGCCTCGGGTTGGGTCAGGTGGTGCACCACAGCCCCGCGCACCATTGCGCACTGGCCTCGGATTTCCAGGGCTGTCAGGCCTCCGAAGTTGATGCTGCTGCGTTCGCGAACCGAAACGATCCCGGCTTCCTCCATGAGTCGCTCAATCATCGACTGCATCGAGCTTTTGGATGTGGCCGGCAGGATGGCCATCAGAAAGCTGAAGTGCAGGCATTGCTCCATGGAACGGAAGACGGCGCTTTCGCGCAGGGCTGGCGGGTTTGTGGTCATCGGGCCTCCTGGGTTTGGGACTTCTTCAGTTGCTTGGCTTTTTCTCGGTAAAGGGTGCGGATCGCTCGCAGCTCGTCGGCGGTCCATTTGTGGGGGGTGTTGTCGGATTCGAGAGCCAGCACACGCTCCAGTCCGATTCGGGCAATGAGGCCGATGCGGTAATCGACGGCTCGGCCAGCTCCGTACCGGTTGCATTGCTTTCGCTGGGCGTGGCAGTTGTCCTCGTTGAAACGCAGATGACCTGCCGACCCTCTGGATCGGTAATGGCCTGCATCAGCACTGCCCCCCAGCTCTGTGCTTCGAAAAGGACGGCCGCAGCAAATGCAGGGCAGTCCGGCATCACGTAATCGGATGTAGGCATTGAATTCGTCCTGCGCCTCTTTGATCAGCTGGGGAATGGTCTTGATGGCTTCCTTGCGCTTGGCGAGCTTTTCGCGTGCCGCCGACTTCTCTGCCTTCAGCTTCGATCGCTCAGCGGCCTTGTCGGCCTTGACCTTCTTGGTGGCGCACTTCGGTGAGCACACCGCCTGGAGGGGGCGGGCAGGAACGAAGAGGGTGGCGCACTGCTTGCACGGCCGAGGCTTCGGGTTGAAAGGGGTCATCACTGGGTGGCCCTCCCTTCAGCGCGGGCGGTGGCTTCCTGGCTGCGCCAGATCTCGACGCGGGCCTGGGCGGCAACCAGATCCCAGCGCAGCTTCTCCTCGACCTCGATGGCAGCTCGGATACCCTCCAACACGGCGATGTAGTCCGGGTGGCTGTAGGCGAACTGCTCGCGGGCGCTCACCGCCTTCTCCGGGCTTTCGTTCATGAGCAAGGCCTTCTTGGACTTGCGGAATTCCTCCAGGTAGACCCGGTCGGCCTTGGCCTTGGCGAACTTGGAGGCGTGAGCGATGATGAAATCGACGGCCTTGTTTGGATTGATGGCGCGATTCGTCACAGCGCCCCCGTCATCAGGCCGGTGTGGATCTCGCCCCAGCTAAGCGGCGTCTCTCCAGCTCGCGGCGCACGGACTCCAACACTTTCTCCCGGCCAGGACTCCCCTTGAACCGGTCGATCGCTTCCAGGTGCCCAGCCGCCAGATGCTTGGCCGGATGCGCCGATAGCACGAGGCGAGAGCAGCACTCGACGCATCGCAGTGAATACGCCCCACTGAGTGGTCGGGCTTGATGGAGTTCGCAGCATTGGCAGGTCATGCGACACCGATGGCCTCCCGGGCGAAATTGAGGTTGATGGCGCGCACTCGGTAACCGGCCTCGTGGTTTGCCAGGATGCGGCGTGCCCAGTCCTTCGGGTCTTTGCGATTGGCGCCCATGTTGCTGCGCAGCTTGGCCATCTCGGCGTGGACGCGCTCGGGGTTGGCCGCAGGCTCAGGCAGCGCTTTGCGTTGTGGTGCCGGCGCGCGGCGCGCGATGGCCTTGAACTGATCGACGGTCGGCGGTGGCTTGTCTGCGCCAAGGTTGTCGAGCGCGAAGACGATGGCCTCGGGCCATTGTTGGAATCCGTCCAGTTCCTGCGCCCAGTCGGCCTTGACCAGATCGAGGTCGATGCCATCCCAGCGGGCCAGGAAGGGTCGGCCGAAGCGGACAGTGAGCCGCGAAAAAATGTAGTCGACGGTTTCGATGGGGAGACTCATTGCGCGATCCTTTGGAAGGTCGGGGTGACGTCGATAACGTCGCCGTTGCGTTGGGCTCGTGGCTTGGCCGCGATGCCAGGCAATACCGCGGCGATCTGATCGCGCGCTGCTCTCTCGCCACGTTCACGGAAGCTTTCGGGAGCGGGCGCAGCCGGCATGGCACCTCGGTGGATCTGTTGGGCAAGCTCGGCAGCCTGCTGGCGCGCTGATGCCACGATGCCGACGGCGTAGCGGAAGCCCTTGCGCTTCTTGACCGAATCCTTGGCGGCTGACATGAATTCCTCGACGTCGGCACCGGCGTCCACCAGTGCGCGGAACTCGGGATTGCCTGGGCTGGTGTCAGCAATGCCTATGGCCTTCATGGCGAGGCAGATTTGCCCGTAGGGGCTGGGCTTGAAGTCCGGCGCGTCATCGTGTCCCGCGTCTGTCCCATGGGACAGGTTTTCGGGGTGCACGCTCGGCGTGTGAGATAACTTCTCTTCTTTAGAAATTAAACCGGTTCCGGTTCCGGTTCCGGTAGCGTCACTCCCACCGGATTCCCTCGTCCGTCCCGCGTCTGTCCCATGGGACACCTTGGGACGGCTTTGGACGTCCGCACCGGTCTTCTGGATGTCCGCCGCCGCCTTTCGCTCGGCTTCCTTCCGGGCTCGGTATTCGGCCTTCCGGTTGCGTTCCGCGTCCTTGCGGGTAAGCATGTCGAGCACGCGCTGGGTGATCGTGTCGTGGTAAATCCGGCCGTCCTCGGCCAACCACCAGCCACGCAACAGCACGGCCTTCATCTTCTCGTAGACCTTCGCCGTGCACCCCAAGCGGGCCACGATTAGGGTGTCTTCGCTTGGCATGGATCCGCAGGGCGTCTGCTGCCACGCGACAGTCCACATCATGAGCAGCCAGGGGCGCATATCGGGAGCGGCAAGTGCCCAGGTGTCGGATTGCATGACCTGTTCAAGGTCGAGCTCAAACCGCCAGCCCTTGGCCTTGGTGTCTGAGGGGTAAGGTATCGGTCGGGTCATATCAAGCGCCAAGCAGGTCCATCTGTTGACCTGGCTGAACGGGCAAGCCGATCAGCTCCTGGCACTTGTGGGTGATGGGGTCGACGTGCTCGCCGCGGATGGCCAAGGCCTTCTTGTCGAGAAGTGACTTGACGCGGCCGCAGATCGAATTGAGCGGCAGCCCGACGCGCGCCACCAGCTGCTGGCGGGTGAACGTGTCGTTCGTGCACTTGAACACGGACATGACTTGCGCCTCGCGCGGCTGCAGTTCGCCGCTGGCCTGCATGTCTCGGTAGGCGGCAAGGGATGTGGGCTTGACGGCGGTTTTCATGCGACAGCCCTCAGATCACGGAGGAGGCGAACGGTATTGGCGCGCTCAGCATCACGTTCGGCTTCAAGCTGCACAATTCGTTCGTTGGCCTCGCGCAGATCGCGCTCCATCTGGGTTTCCCTCTGACGGAGTGATGCGAGGTCGTAGCCACGCGAGTGAAGCAACCACAGCAGCGGTGCCTCATTCCCGGTGATGTCCATGAACAGGTTCAGCTTGTCCTGCGGGAAATGATGCTGACCACCCTTCATGATCCTTGACCATTGGGCGGAGTCACTGACGATCCCTGCCGGGCCAACGAACAACTTGTCGTCTTTGCCACTGAGGGATTGGCCAAGCTTCAGTGCTTGTGTCAGGCTGGACTGCGCGGCAATCAGCTCTTGATCGATTGACCGCATCTTGGGGCGGAGCGGCAGTTCATGCTGCATGAGTCAACTCCCTACAAAAGAAATGTCTCGTCTTGTCTCGTTAAAAACGGACAAAAAAAAGAGACTGGAGGCATGCGCACAAAAAGCACTCCAGACACTCGAAAGGGCGGCCCGCTCCAGCCCGGTACGATGGTGGTTCTCACACCTACCAACAACCGAAAAGGAGAGGGCCATGAACACTGAAGAAATCTGTGAGGCCATCAAGGGCCGCACACTTCTTGACATTGGCGAGCCCATGTTTGGCAACAAGCCATGGAAATGCCTGGCTCGGCTCATCGGTCACTCTCCTGACGGCCTTGTCCTTGTTTTCCAGGTGTTGGATTCACACACGGGGCTATCCCGAGACACCCCGCTGGCTGGGGATGGATGGAAGCGTATTTCGCTGTCCCAAGTAAGCGTGACTGAAGCTCCCAAAAGAACCGACGCTTTATCCGCGTCGGCCAAATTGGCAGCCACGCAACCGATACCACCACGTATGCGGCAAGGTATCTACCGGGTTCTTTGCGAGGGCTGATCTGTGCGTAACACTTGCAATCCCAAGCAGTCACCCATTGGTTACAAGTCTCGCAATACGCCTCCCCCAAACCGTGCCAGAGAGCCTGAGGGTGCGCCGGGCAGCTCTTGTGGTGCCGCATCGACATCACATCCCCTCTTGAGCAGTGGGGCGATGCTTTGCGCATTTGCGGTGGAGCGACAGAAGCGCATGAGCCAGAGTGAATCTAGGCTCCTTTGTCGCTCCAGTAGCGAGGTCGCTGATGCTCGACTGCGAGCAGCCGACCTTGGCCGCAATCTGTGGTTGAGTCAGCTGGCCCCGCTGTTGGATGTCAGAGATGATGATTTTCCAGTCCATGGCGTCGATAATATCGGACAACCGTTATTTTATCAAGCGGATACCCGATACCGATTTTTCGTATCGTGCGTGTATGGCTACTGAATACGGTGCAAGGCTACGAGCTGCCAGGAAGCATGCAGGCTTGACGCAGGTGCAAGCCCAAAAGGCTACGGGCATCCCTCAAAGCACGATCTCCACGGCGGAACGGGAGGGTCATGGCTCTGCTGACACCCCGGTGTATGCCAAGGCTTACGGTGTTGACGCGCACTGGCTTGCCACTGGTGAGGGTCAAATGGCCCCCCAGTCTAAGTTTCTGCCTGGCATGGGAATCGAAAATTTGGAGTTTTCGCAGCCTGAAGATGTAGTCGGTGCGCCCAAGCAGGCAACAGTAAGCGAAACCATCAGCAGCCTTGGCGAGTTTCTTTCGACCGCCACGGAGCAGACGAGGGCGGCTGTCGCAGACCTTCTCAGCCGCTACGCCCAGGATCCATCTGGAGGGAAGGCTATTGCTCAGGCGATCGTGCTGCTGATCAACGCTGACAGGGAGAACAAAAAAGACCATGATCCCTCCGCTAGACAGTAGGGGCCTGTTGCCTCAAGGCCGACACCCCTGCACTGACTGGGATGAGCTGGAATTCCACTTCGGCACAAACGATTACCGTGTTAGTCTCCTGACTAGGGCCAAGGAGTTCGTTCGTGACCGCCTCACACCTATCGGGTCTGGACTTGAGTTGGTGGTCGGCGGGAGCTTCTTGACCGACAAAGCTTGCCCTGGGGATATTGACATCGTGGTCATCATCCCGATCAAAGACGTCGTGAAGTACTCGCAAGTGCTTACGATGTTCGCAACGGAAGGTGCAAAAGGGCCTATATGGGAAGAGTACAAAGTCGAGTTTTATGTGCAACTTGACGGTGCGGGTAACAGCCTTGCATTATTTTTCGAATACGTGGGAGAAAAAAGCGCCGAAGCAAAGGGGTTGAGCCCCAAAGACAAGCGTGGCACTGTTGGAATCGAATCATGGACACTTGGGTAAAAGCACTTCACAGCCGAGCCGCAATACTGCAGCAGCAGATCGCGTTGGCCATGGACGCCCAACGCACCCAGAGCGTCGATATGACGGGCTTCATCGAGGCATATCAACAATCGCTTCAGAAGATCTACAGTGAAGATCTGCCGCTGGCGATGCTCAAAGACACCAGCGACATCATTCTTCACGCAGAAGGTCCCGCTGCACGCCACCACGCAGCAGGCAGCGCTATGGTGTCTTGGCTTTGTGGAGAAGCGGAGAGGCGCATTCGTCAACTTGGTATGGCAGCCCTCAAGCTAACCGGCAAGACGGCTGATGCTGCCGAACAAGACCTTCGTGTTCTGTTGAATGGACTTGCTCCTGGCAGCTTGTATTTGGGATTTTCGGTCGACTCAGCTCAGAGAATGGCCGAAAGTCAAGAAGAACTTCAAATTTTTGATGGTGAAACAGGTACGTTAGACGCCATTCGAGATGCTGTACGAATGCTTCCTCTAGTACAGAAGTTTGTTGGTGATGAATCCATTAATACTGAAATTGTTGAGGTCATCAATGATCCTGTCGTGCGAGATGCGTCTTTGATGGCGGCCTATCATTTATCACCAACAGGCAGGAGAGGCATCCACACGATTGAAATTAGTGCGCCAGGTTCGAAGGAAAGAGCTGGGGCTTATACGAATCGTGAACGGGTTGTGCTCCGCGAGAGCGCAATGCGCTCACCTGTCATGCGACAGGTCAAATCTGGCATCTTTGTAGGCGAGCTGCGAGAGGTAGATCTAGACGCCAAGAGATTCCATCTTCGAGAAGTGCCTCAGATCGGCAGTATTCGATGTGTGCTCGGAGACTTGAATGCTGATACTGCTCGAAAATTGATCGGTCATGGTGTCCGGGTCACGGGACCCTATGAGTCTGACGAGCTTGGTCGTCCACGTCTTATGCGGGTAGAGACGGTTGAGCCATACCAAATTCAATCTTCAATAATAAGTAATTAAAAAATGTGCATGTGGTTTTGCAGCAAAAGCCTAAAGGCGTCAGTTTTTATGCTCATTTCCACTGTCGCCTTTTCTTGTTTGGCTGAAGCTGATCACCAGGAGAGAAACAAAGATTGCTCGTCAAAGGCTGGTGCGTATATGACTGCCGCAATGTGGCGAGATGCCGGCGTGTCACCGCAGGAGACACTTGCACGCATGCGCAACGCCATCGAAGAACATTTGGTGACGGAAGCCTTCTTAAAAAATGCGATCAATAATCTTTATTTTGATCCTGGGTTTTCTCATGCAGGTGGTCAAGGGCTATATGATCAGCTTTACTCATATTGCATGAATCCAAAGTCTTTCACCCCACTGAAGTGATTTTTTAAAACTTGATTGAAAGGGAGTTTAGATGCGAATTTCTACGATGATTTTTGCGGTTATTGGTGCCATTGTCCTGATCTTCGGGATCAGTGGTGCAAACGGCGCGCCGCAGGAAGCGGCGGTTGCTGGCATCGCTATTGCATGTGCAGTGATACCTTATGTGATCTTCCGATGCATGCAGATCGCGACCCAGCAGGAGCGGGATGCTGAGCGACACCAAGCCCTGCTGGTGGCCTTACGCGAGAAAGTTTCCAGCTGACCGCATCGGAGGCGGACCCAAGACCTGACGCCTTCAGGCTCACCAAGAGAACCGCCTTTTAGGCGGTTTTTTGTTGCTTGTTCGGAGCACCGAGCAACGGCGCACAAAAAAACCTAGTGCACCACAAAAAATAACGGAAAACCGTTGACACGAAATAACGGAACACCGATACTGCACCCAGGCCCAAGCGAAAGCGAGGCTAGGGTGATCGGACCCGAGAGAGGCTCCTTAACAAGCAAGAACCAGCAGGCCACGCAGTCCGTGAGGAGAGTTTGCTGACCATCCAGGCGTCCGATGAATTTCCGGGTAGCGCTTGGTAGGCCTGGAGCCCGCGCCAAGCGGGGAGAAGTCAGGCCGACGCCCGAGGGGGCGTAGACATCCAAAGCCAGTTCTTGCGAGCGGGCTTTGGAGATCAGCCTGTCGGGCAATTCCGCCCACTTTCTGCCGAAACACACAAGGCAGGCTGATCAACCAAAAGGCTGGATGACTTCGATCCTTCAAGACGGCCTCTAAATGTCCACGAAGGCTGTCACTCGACAGGCGACCGGTCCTGGGCGGGCTTTGCGATTGAGCCAGATCACAGAGTGCGGTGGACACCGGCCAACAGGTCCTGACACCCCGGAAAGACGGGGACCATCACACATGCGGATTGGTGCAAGCATGGTGGACTTGCGAGAGGGACGCCCAATCCCAACAGTCCGCAGTTGTGATGGTCTGCACATGACTGGATGCCCTGGCGTCACGAACGAGCAGGCGGCAGACAGACCTGTGACGGCGCGGCGCGGTCGTTCTGACCAAGCGGCCTATGGAATGCAGCCCGGCAAATGCTGAAGGTAGCCTGCAGACCATCAACCCGTTTCCTCCCTGATGATCCCTTGAGGATCTTTCGCCCCCAGTGCTTCACGGTGCTGGGGGCTTTTCTTTGGAGCCTGTCATGCATCCCCTAGACCCTGAGAACTGCGGATTTACCGGCGTACTGAGCACCACGATGCACCTGGGTAACGGGGATGCATTAGTGGTTGTCACCCGTCACTACTTTATGGACGAGGCAAACAAAGACCAAGACGAAGTGGTGATGAACGGAAAGACCGTGACACCGCTGATGAACGATGGCCACTGGGCAGCGATTGATCGGCACTTTGAGAACAACTGGGCAGCTATCAAGGATGAGAACCGGGTAGCTCAGGAATGTTTGTATGACGAGTGGCTTGATGGCCGAAATGAATGGAGGCAAGCAGCATGAAAGTGGAATTCAAAGCCAAAGCGTTTTTAGATACCACGTACAACAACTTAAAAGACGTTTTGAACGGGAATAGCATGCCGCACATAACGCAAAACGGCAGCTACTTTGAAAGTCAAGGCTATCCGATGATCGGAGAGGTAACCGTAATCATCAACGTGATGCCTGCCGACAAAATCGTTGCCTCACAAGTTGATGCGTTACGCAAGCAACTTCACTTGGTTCGCGCCGAAAACCAGCGCCGCGAAAACGCCATCCTCGACCAGATCAGCAAGCTCGAAGCATTGCCTTGCGAGGTGGATGCATGAACATCTACAGCAAGACCTACAGATCAACGCTGGAGGCTTTTGGCCCTGATGCCACTACAGCCTATGCCATACACGCCTACCCCAAGTGGGGACGATGGCCTGACTGGCTTCTCGCAATCTCAATCGGCCTCGCTTTCGCGGGGCTTCTTTTTTTCGGGTTGAGCAAATGAGCAAGCTCCGAGATTTCATCAACGTGTACCGGCTGTACCGCCGACACCATCCAAGCCGCCGTTACTGCTTACGTATCGCATACGGCATTGCTTTTCAACACATTCCATTCTGAGGGACGCCATGAAAGTCTACCAATCCATAAACGCTGTGCAAACCGACCTGTCAAAGATCGGTATCGCCAAAGACTCAACAAACACCTACGACAAGTACAACTTTCGCGGCATTGACGCGGTTTACAACGTACTGTCTCCCCTGCTCGCCAAGCATGGTTTGTGCATCCTGCCACGGATGGTTTCCCGCACCTGTGAAGAGCACACATCCCAAAAAGGTGGCGTTCTGTTCTACGTGACCGTAGAGGCTGAGTTTGATTTCGTCAGTGCTGAAGACGGATCAAAGCATACGGTCAAAACGTTTGGCGAAGCGATGGATCGTGGCGACAAGGCGACCAACAAGGCCATGTCTGCGGCCTACAAATACGCCTGCTTCCAAGCGTTCGCCATCCCGACTGAAGGCGACAACGACGCAGACGCCACGACACACGAAGTCGCCGCAAAGCCCATCAAGCATTCCCCAGTGCCTGACATTGACCTGCCAGCAGCAGATGCAGAGCGCATTCAAGACCTCGTGACGGACATCGTTCTGTGCTTTGAAGAAGGCAAGGAACTAGAAGCTCTGTCGGTCTACTACGACGCAATCACGGACAACGATCACAAGGTGTACGCCTGGAAGCTCCTGGCACCGCACTCAAAGATCCGTTCCTTCCTAAAAGCTAACAAGCCTCAACACGCCTAAATCATGCACATCACTATCGAACACCACGACGGAAAGTACCCGTCCTTCAACGTTTGCCTGTCCTCCAAAGAAGGTACAGAGCCTTTCTTGACCATCAAAGGGTGCCGGATTGCCGAAGGCTCCAAGGGTAAGTTTGTGTCCTGGCCATCGACCAAGAACGAAAAAACAGGCAAGTACTGGAACCACGTCTATGCGAACGAGAAGTTCGCCCAGGCCGTGCTGGACAAGGCACTTTCCACTGACGATGACGCGCCGTTTTGAACATGGTCAAGCAGCAAAACATCACCTTCGTCATCAACGCGCCTCGTGGTGGCCGTGTACTTCCCGCTAACGCAAAGGTCGTGTACCCCAAGGGATACAAGAAAACCATCGGCCCGAGCAGTTATGTGAAGTACACACCACCCACTTGGGAAAACCCCCGTCCTGCTGGTGATGACAACCTAAACCATCACTCCAGGCGAGGGGATAAGTCAGTACCCCATCAAGGCCCGATCAGTCTGATCGGCAAGACAAACAAGTAGCAAGCCCTTCGGGGCTTTTTTTACGCCCATGAAGAACTATCGACGCGGGATGGATAGCAACTTATCCAAGCTCACTGACATAGACGTTATCGATATTCGATCCGCCTATCGCCAGGCCATCAACCTGAGAAAGCACATCAGTGAAAACCTGACTGCTGAAGCACTGGCGAAGCGGTACGGCGTATCCCGTTCACACATTGAGAAGATTTGCGGAGGACAGATATGGACGCACCTTCCCTGACATACAGCGACTTTGTTTCATCCAAACTGCTTTCAGTACCACCTGTCGGAATTACCAAAGACGTTCCCTTGATTGATGGATTGTTTCCCCATCAACAGGCTCTGGTTCGTTGGGCACTTCGCCGGGGACGTTCGGCCATCTTTGCAGATACCGGACTCGGTAAGACCCGGATGCAGATTGCCTGGGCCGATGTAGTCCACAGCGAGACTGGGTGCGACATTCTGATCCTTGCACCCTTGGCCGTGGCACAGCAGACGGTTGAAGAAGCCGCCGCTGTGGGTATCAAGATTCACCATGTACATGACGCATCTGAAGTGCAGTACGGGATCAACATCACCAACTATGACCGCTTGCACAGATTTGAAACCGAGCGGTTTATCGGGGTTGTGTTGGATGAATCCAGCGTCATCAAGCACCACACCAGCAAGACACTGCAGGCATTGCTGGATGCGTTTTCACGCACACCCTATCGACTCTGCGCGACGGCCACACCAGCACCTAATGACTGGACAGAACTGGGCACTCATGCAGAGTTCTTGGGGATTCGGACTCGCTCTGAAATGCTGGCGGAGTTCTTCGTCCATGACGGTGGAGACACCCAGACCTGGCGCATTAAGGGACACGCTCGAAAGTTGTTCTGGCAATGGGTAGCGACTTGGGGCGTGATGCTTCGCAGCCCTGCAGACCTGGGATACGACGCCAGCGCGTACAAGCTCCCGCCTCTGCAAGTTCACCAGCACACGGTAGAAGCTGAACACGATCAGCAAGAAACAGGCTTTCTGTTTGCGATGGAAGCCAGCGACTTGATGGAGCGCCGAAACGCTCGGAAAAACAGTTTGGAAGAACGGGTAAAGGCATGCGCTGAGATGGTAAATGCCAGCGATCAACCATGGATTGTTTGGTGCGACCTGAATGCTGAAGGTGACGCACTGCGAGCCGCTATCCCTGATGCCGTTGAGATTCGTGGATCTGACGATGAAGAAGTCAAAGAGCAACGGCTGCAGGACTTCGCGCACGGAAAGATTCGTGTACTCGTTACCAAGAGTTCTATCGCCGGATGGGGGTTGAACTGGCAGCACTGCGCCCATGTTGCATTTGTCGGCGTGACGGACTCATTCGAGGCCTATTACCAGGCAGTACGTAGGTGTTGGCGCTTCGGTCAAAAGCGACCCGTGCAAGTCCACATTTTCGCCAGTGAACAAGAGGGCTCGATTGTGTCGAACCTCAAGCGCAAAGAAGAGGACGCCAACAAGATGGCCGAAGCCCTGGCGGCTGAAGTCCTTGACAGCGTGAAGTCTGAGTTGTTTGGACAAAAGCGCGAGTCCAACGAATACCGGCCTACCAAGGCCATGAACATCCCACACTTTTTGAGGCAAGCATGAACGTACTCGATCAAGCATCTGGAGATAACTGGACTGTTTGGAATGGTGACTGTGTTGAAGTCATCAAGGGCTTGCCTGATGCATCGGTGGACTACTCAATCTTCAGTCCGCCTTTTGCAAGTTTGTACACCTATTCCAACTCTCCACGAGACATGGGGAACGTGCGCAACGATGAGGAGTTTTTCGAACACTTCGATTTTCTAGTTGCTGAATTGCGCCGCGTGATGAAGCCTGGCCACAACGTCAGTTTTCACTGCATGTTGCTTCCCACCAGCAAGGAACGCGATGGGTATATCGGCCTGAAGGACTTCCGAGGCGACTTGATCCGAGCGTTTCAGAAGCACGGGTTCATCTATGCGTCAGAAGTCACGATCTGGAAAGACCCAGTAACAGCGATGCAGCGTACTAAAGCCCTGGGGCTGCTTCACAAGACAGTCCGCACAAATGCCTGCATGTCTCGCCAGGGCATCCCCGATTACTTGGTGACGATGCGTGCACCTGGCGAAATAGTGGATCGTGTCACCCATGACCCGGAACAGTACCCGGTGGACAAGTGGCAGAAGGTCGCCAGCCCGGTATGGATGGACATTGACCCCAACGACACACTGCAGTTTCGCTCAGCCCGCGAGCATGACGACGAGCGCCATATCTGCCCCTTGCAGTTGGAGGTGATCCGGCGCGGGATTGATCTATGGACAAAACCCGGTGATGTAGTCCTGTCACCGTTTACCGGGATCGGTTCTGAAGGGTTTGTAGCCGTTGAAATGGGCCGCAAGTTCGTCGGCGCTGAACTCAAACAGAGCTACTTCCAACAGGCTGCAAGGAATCTGGCTGCAGCAGAGCAAGAACAAACCCAGGACTTGTTTGCATGAGAAAAACCTCAGCCTACGCCAGAAAGAAGCGCCGCATTGATCCGATGGGAGGGCTGAGACTCATCAGTGAGTTGAAACCCTTTGACCAGGCAGAGAGAACAAACCTTTCTCTGCCAGTTCGGATGGCCTACGAAGCCGTGAAATCGGGTCGTGGAGACGAGAACGACATGGACACTCTAGCTGCCATCGTCAATGTGTCTTTGATCCGATGTGAACAGGAATACCCCGATTACATCGATGTGTGCAAGGAAGCTCAACAGGCCGTCATGCACATCAAGGATAGGTATCTGAAGTCTGGGAAGTTGGGAATGTCTGGACAGGACATGCAAGACCTTCTACCCGTCCTAGACCTGCACGAGCAATTGATTGAACTGTCCACCCCTAAACAAATGATGGATGCGATGAAAGAAGTTCTGAAGCGCATCGACCAGAAACACGTATTGGAGTCGTGATGTACGCCAGCTATCGAGATATTGAGACACGCGTGCTTATGTGGGGCGATGCCCGAAAGATCACCAAGAACGGTACTGCACTGGGTCAAGCCAAGAAGACCGTCGAGGAAGCAACCGAGCTTTTAGATGCAGTCCTGACCAACAAGCGGGAAGAAGCTATAGACGCGATTGGAGACGTTTTGGTGACGCTTGTGATGGTTGGAGCCTTGCTGGATGTGGATGTAGTCCAGTGCTTTGCCCATGCCTACGAACAGATCAAGGATCGCCGTGGATACCTGAACGAGCAAGGAATCTTTGTCAAGGAGGCGTGATGAATTGCTGCAACGAATATGGCAAGTGCAATGAAGGGCATGGATGCCCGGCACGACAAGCCTGCGAGCTACCGATTGACTATGCCGACAAAGAGCCTGCTTCAACGACTGGACATGTGTTCTTCGCTGGGATGGTGATGGGCGGGATTCTCGCCGTCTGCCTGGTCAGCGCTATTTACCAAGGATTGATGAAATGAAAACCGTCGCCGTTCTCTTTGCGCGAGAGGACAGCAACTACAAGAGCCTGCCAGGTGTTGAGGTGTACGACATGGAGCGTGACGCCAGGACGTATGACGGGCCTCATCCTGTAATCGCTCATCCACCGTGCCGAGGCTGGGGGCGTCTGAGACAGTTCGCCAAGCCTAGGCCAGACGAGCGCAACCTTGGAAGGCTGGCCGTTTCTCTAGTCAGAGAGTTCGGCGGGGTGTTAGAGCATCCATCCGAGTCAACGCTGTTTGATGCCTGCCGAATGCCGAAGCCAGGGGAGTTCCCGGACCAATGGGGTGGATGGACGTTAGCCATCGAGCAGTTTCATTGGGGACATCGAGCCGAGAAAGCGACTTGGCTTTACATCGTCGGCTGCTCTATGAGCAACATCCCACCGATACCTATCCGCGAAGGCAGGCCGACACATTGCGTTCGACCGACAAAGAGCTATCCGCGACTGCCGAGCATCACCAAGGCCGAGCGTGAGCATTCCCCCCCCTACTTTGCGAATGGCTTGTTGAGCTAGCCCGTCGCACAAAAATCATGGAGTTGACATGACCCAAGAATCAGACCGCGCCCTTTTGCAAGAGGCGCTGGAGGCTTTGGAGTTTGCAAACAGGATCATTCTCAGTTACTACCAGCCAATCGAAATAGTTGAGAAATGCATTTACAACATCACCAAAATCCTGGAGCAGCCTGCCGCCCTCCCAGAGTTTGAAGACCCGAGAGTACAGGCCGTATACCGGATTCTGTGCGAAGACGAACGCCCGCCCGAGGGTGAACACTGGGAAGGCTTTGCAGCACGCAAGATTGTCGCAGCCCTGGAGCAACTTGCCGCGCAGCCGGTGGCGATACCTGCCGGGTACAAGCTGCAAGCCGAATCGACCCCTATGGAATTGCTTCCCCTCCCAGAGCCTGAGTTCAAGGATGTTTACTACCCCGACGACTTTGACGATGGGCAAAGTGGTTTTGTGAACGTCGGTAGTGCTTATGACGAAGCGCAGATGGAAAGCTATGCCAGGGCGAACATGGAAAAGCTGATTGCTGCGCTCAACGCCTCCACCGCAGTCACACCCGCAGCAGACATTGAGCGCGATGCAGCACCTATCGCCAAGCTGGTTGGCGTGGATGAATACGGCCCCCGCCTAAAGTGGCACAAGCACTGGGTAAATATTCCTGTTGGCACCGAGTTCTATACCGGAGGTAAGCAATGAGCTTAGCCAAACATCTACCTTGGCTGCTCTCAGCCATCACCATTTGGATGACCCTGCTAGCTGGGAACAAACATCCCAAAGCCTGGGCCGTCGGACTGCTTAATCAGGCTCTGTGGCTGGTCTGGATCATTGCGTCCGGCACTTGGGGCATGTTGCCCATGAATATCGCCCTGTGGGCTGTCTACGGGCGCAACCATCTGAAATGGAGCAAGCCATGAAACCCTCACGCGAACAAATCATCGCCTGGGCGCGGGAAGCGGGATTCCCTGTCAGCGATGCATTCCAGGTCGTATACATTCGCCAGTACCAGATACAGGACGAACTCCAACGATTTGCCGAACTCGCTATCGCCAGCGCAGGGGAGTTGGAGCCGGTGGCGTGGTGCGATCTTACAACTTGGCCGAAAACTGCATGGCCCGATGATTGTTTTAGCGACACACCAGTCGAAGGTTGGACGCCGCTCTACACCCACCCCAACCCCGCTACGGCAGGGGATGTGCGCAAGCCGATTGATTTTGAGGCGCTTGTCGAAGACCTCGAATACTGGTCGCGCTACGTGGAAGTCGACCACGCCCACCAGAGCCTTGAGGCTCATATCCGCGAAGTGCTGAAGAAGCACGGCATCACCGACAAGGAGCAGCAATCGTGAGTAACCAAACATGGACAACCAACGACGAACAGCGCCTGCAAGAAATGCTGGTGCGCAAGCAACTCTTCACAAGCAGAACTCGCGCAAAACTCGAAGAAGTGGTTGAGCAATTTTTCTACAGTTATATGTCCGCCAACGACATCGTTGATGAACTCATCAAACACGCCGACGACATCCGCGATGCCCTGCAACCCTACGACAGTGGCGTGCGCGTCGCAGTGAAGGACGAAGCATGACCACCACACCACAAGTCGATCTGGCGGAAGCGCGGGACTACGCAGCCATTCTGGACACGCTGGACCTGGAGGCGGGAGGCGCGATCCTACGCGCACTGGCCGACGAGGTAGAGGCGCTGCGCAAGGAAATCGAAGGATGGAAGGCCGACCAGCGTGAGAACATCCAAGTTGCCATCGCGCTCCAGGCCGAACTCGCCGACTGCCAAGCCCAGCGCTCCGCAGCATTCCGCACCATCGAGCAGCTACAGGACGAACTCGCCCTGAAGGCAGTGGGGCCGGATGGATTGCCGCCGTTGCCTGAGCGCAAGGGACGCATCATGTTTGATGGCGGTGAGTGTGAAGCGGACTGGCTATCTACCCAAGATGCCTTTGATGAAGAACAGATGCAAGCCTACGCCCGCGCAGCCATAGCAGCACAGCAACCATCTATTTCCCAGGCCCTGACCGATCCCGAAAACCAACCTAACCAGTTCGGTGTTGAGTTTGGCATGGCGGGGAAGAAGATGTTTTTCCAGATCGGAAACCAGCGGTTCACCCTTGACCATGAACCCGAGGACGGAGAAGGTTTTAAGTTCATGTGCGACATGCTGGCACATGCGCTGTCCGTCTTTACACCAGATGTAAATCCAGTCCTTGCACTCGCACAGAAGGGAGGGGGGTGATGGACGCCGAAGTCATACCGATCCGAGCCATACCCACACAAGCCACTGATTGCAGCGACAAAGACGACGACTGCCAAGATGTTGCCAACAAAGTCAAGTGCTGGACTTACGCGCCAGAACGCGGCATGTGTCCTTATTTGCGAGCCGCAGCAGCCATAGGGGAGAAGACGCCGTGAAAGCCGCAGCTTTGTTTCCTGAACTGACCGTTCCTAGAAAACCACCGCGCCAGATGATGCATGTCATTGATGCCGGTGACTGCATCGCCCGTTACAAGTGCGCCAAGTGCGGTGCTGAGACTGGCTGGCTTGACTTTGCAAATCGGACTGCGGCGAAGCGCGGTGTTCCATGCGAATCATGCAATGCCAGCGCCGCCCTGCTGGCGGCTAAACCCTATATGGAGTGAGAGATGGAAACGAAACACACGCCAGGGCCGTGGCAAGTCATCACGGACGAACACCCGCACTATCTCGGTGGATTCCACGTTGAGCGGCGTATCTTCACTGCCTGGAATCACCCACAGATGAAGGCTCCAGTTGGCGTCGTCAATAACAGCATCTGCATCCCTGCCGTCAAGGGAGACCCGGCAATACGCATGGTGTCGATTGAAGAAGCTGACGCCCGCCTGATCGCCGCCGCACCTGATTTGCTGGAGGTGCTGCAAGGCATCCTCAAATGCGAACGAGGGATTATGGGGAGGCTAGTTATTGAAGGATGGCAGGAGGAAGTAGTACGAGCCGCCATCGCCAAAGCCACGGGAGATCAGTCATGACAGACACCATGCCACCACTGATGACTGAAGAAGATCGGCTGAAAGCCATTGACACAACACAGGCTCTGGGTTCGGCTCGTGATTGGGGGATGCATGAAAAGCTGATGTACCTCACAGACCTCATCGAGTCCCACGTTCGCCAGCAGTTCGCAGACGCTATATCAGCAGAGCGGGAGGCTTGCGCCAAGCTGTGCGAGGAAATCGTCACCTACCCTGCTGGCCACCGTGGTCAGTTTGAAGGCTACGGAAACGTTAGGCAAACCCGCAGCGGGGAGGAATGCGCTGCCGCCATCCGCTCCAGAGGCCAGCCACCCCAGGCAAGCAACGAGCCGGAGCTAGACCTGTGAGTTCGTCGATCTACTTCTGCTCCGGGGTCGCACTCTGCTGCTTCGGACACCCATGGGGCGGACTACTGCTCATTGTCCTAGCCTTCGGCACGTAACCAACCCCACACCACCTAAGCCGCCTACGGGCGGTTTTTCTTTTGGAGAGACACATGGTACTGACCAAAGACATCCTCAAGGAGTTGTCTGGCCTACAGAAACCGGCTGCAATATGCCGCTGGCTAGACCGTCAGCGCATCCCCTACCTAAAAGGTGCCGACAAGTGGCCCAAGGTGCTGGAAGCAGCGATCATGGCAAAGCTAGGCGGTAAGGCTGCTGCCATGCCTATCAATGAACCGCGGATGAGGCGACTCGATGGGACGTACTCTACCTAA